CAGCAGCAGAATTAAAAGAACTACAAGAAAAAAAAAACGAACTCATCGGTTGGAGTGTCACATCACAAGATGATGGAAGTTTAATATTCTACAAAGATAAAAAAACAGCAAATTCATTGCCGGGGGCGAGGTTAGCAGACCTAACCCTAGACGATGATTGAAATATTTCGTATTTCATTTTCGTAGAATTCAACGCATTATCTTCTATCATTTGTTATAGTTTGTAAAAATGATACAGCACCTTTTAGCGAATCTTCAAGAGTCAAATGCAACAAATGAAGCAACCAAACAAACCGAGGTAAAAGTAAAAAACGCAACCAATGCAACCAATACAACCAATGCAACCAATGCAACCGTGAGTCATTTAGACACGCCGTTCAAGTTGCCCATGGAGTATTTGCCCAAGGACATGTTGCACCCGATTGACACAAGCGTGTTGTCCGACTTGGAGCTCATTGAATGCACCAAGCAAGTGAATGCCAATGCCAATGCCAATGCCAATGCCAATGCCAATGCCAATGCCAATGCCAATGCCAATGCTTATAATAACGCAACAGAGTCAAATAACAAGCCCATGTACGCCCATGTGTTTCAGCCGCAGTCCGCATTTGCCAAGCGCTACCTCGGCATGTGGGCCAAGCAGTTCACAACCAGCGCGCCGCACTTGCAGGACATGCAGCGCTTCATTGCATCGGCGTCCAAGGACAAAGACCCCCAGTTGAATGATTATGATAAAATAGAAGCCCTTTGGACCCGCATCAAGACCGACGCCTCGTTCCGCGACAAGTTCAACTACATTGACTACGCGCCGCTGGACATGCTGAACCGCTCGCCCGCGTTCCTGCAATTCTACAGCATTTACAACCTCTTCTCCCCCTTATTGTCATTCCTCATGCCCGTCATCATGCTCATCGTGCCGTTCTTCCTCTTGAAGCTGCAGGGCGTGCCCATCAGCATGCCCACCTATTTCGGCATCATAAAGTTGATGCTGTCGCAGCACGCCGTGGGCAAGCTCATTTTTGACATGAGCTCCGTCGGATGGGACAAGCGCATTTACATCCTCATGTCTTTCGTCTTCTACGTGGTGCAAATGTATCAGAACGTGGTGTCGTGCCACCGCTTTTACCGCAACACGTTCCTCGTGCACGATGATCTGGCCGCCATTCGCGCTTACGCCGATGCCACAATTAAGAAGATGCGCGCATTTGCGGCCCACGCGCTCGCCGCCGGCGACACGTTTGCCCCCTTTGCCGCCGACCTACAAAGGAACCGGGAGCAGCTGGAGCGCATGGTGGCGGCCTTTGACCGCATTGACCCGCCGGCGATGTCCGTAAAGAAGTGCATGCAAATCGGCTACGTCATGCAGCAGTACTACGCGGTGTTTTCGGATGCGGGCATTGCGGCGTGCATGCAGTACAGCTTCGGGTTCAACGCGTTTGCGGAGCACGTGGCGCATTTCGGCGAGCTGCTTCAAGCCAAGCGCGTTTCAGCGTGCGAGTTCAAGAACAGCAGCAATCCCAAGGACAGCAATGAAACAGACAAGAAGAAGACCGACAAGAAGAAGACCGACAAGAAGAAGACCGACAAGAAGAAGAACGACAAGAAAGAAGACGAAGGCCATAGTAAAATTGTGAACGGGTATTACGTTGCGACGGTGGTGTCCGACGGGCTTCAACCCGTTAAGAACACGGTATCGCTGGACAAGCGGCTCGTCATCACGGGTCCGAACGCGTCCGGCAAAACCACGATTCTGAAGATGACCATGCTGAACATCCTGTTTTCGCAGCAGCTGGGGTACGGGTTTTACGAAGCAGGCACACGCATCTGCCCCTATCACCATTTGCACAGCTACTTGAACATTCCGGACACGTCGGGGCGCGACAGCTTGTTCCAGGCGGAGTCCCGGCGCTGCAAGGAGATTCTGGACAAACTGACTGGAGGGCAACAAGCGCCCACAGTGTGCGGGGGGCAAAACCCGGTAAGGCACTTCTGCATTTTTGACGAGCTGTATTCGGGTACCAACCCGTACGAAGCCATTGCCAGCGCGTACGGCTACATCATGCACCTCAACAAGACCGACAACGTGGACTTCATGCTCACGACGCACTACATCCAGCTCTGCAAGCTCTTTACTACAGAAAAACACATTTCGGAATCGGACAAACGAGAGAAAATCAAAAATATTTCAACCGAAACAACCGAAACCAATACAAATAAAATCCAGAATTTGCACATGGATGTGGCCGATCGCGGCGATTATGATTTTAAATACTTATACACACTGCGTCCCGGCATTTCGGGTATCAAAGGCGGCGTCAAGGTGCTCTATGACATGCAGTACCCCACATCCATCATTGATGCCACGCGCCGCATTTTAAGCACCCTTTAAAAAATGTGAAGGTATCAAACGTTCGTTCGGTTGTTCGTTTGTTCGTTCGTTCGCCCGCATTTTATTTATTATTTGAATGTAAGACATATTAAATAATAGCTTCAAATACTAACTATATTAAACCATTAAACCATTAAATCATTAAACCATAAAGATGACTGTTTCGGGCTCTTGTTCTTCGTTCTCGGTTGCAACCACCGTGTTTGTGAGTTTAGCAATATGTGCGGTCATTTCTTATGGTGTGTTTTATTATTTTAAACAGCGCCTGTCGGTCATTGAGCAGTCGCAAATGGAACAAGCGCGCATTATGCAGGCCCTGATTTCGCGCGGTTTGGCGCAACAAATGCAACAACAAGGACATCAACAACAAGGACAGCAACAACAAGGACAGCAACAACAAGGACAGCAACAACAAGGACAGCAACAACAAGTACAGCAACAATCGCATGATCAGTTGGTCACATGTCATAAAGAAATTACAATCACACATAATGGGTTGATTGAAGTGAGTTCCGATTCTGAGTCCGAAGATACTGAATCTGAGTCTGAGTCTGATTCCGAAACCGAATCTGGGGACTCCAAGTCCGAGTCCGAGTCCGAGTCCAACTGCGACAAGTGGTCCATTGGCGACGAAATTCACAATTCTGAGTCAATCTATGACCTAGGTGACGCCACTAATCTGGATGACGTTGGTTCATCATCAAAGAAAATTATTTCTCTCAACCAGCGTGCATTGGGTGACGAACATGCGGACCATGATGCAGACGACTCGTCCGCGTCATCTTCGGATGACGATGAAAAAGAACCTGAAGAACCTGAAGAACCTGAAGAACTTGTTCCCGAATTTGAAGTGAAAATCGGCTACAAATCAACGGGTGATACACAAGGGGGGAAGACCGTGCAGTTGAATTATGGCAACATGTCGGTTTCGGCGTTGCGTCAATTGGCGAAAGAGCGCGGATTGGGTGGAGAGGACGGCGATCTGCAAAAACTCAAAAAGAAGGATCTTGTGCAGCTATTGCAATGAAACCGGCTATTGCAATGAAACCGGCTATTGCAATGAAACCAGCTATTGCAATGAAACCCAATGAAACCATTTAAAGAATGACGCATACGTATTTGTATACATCATTACGTTTATTCCGGGTTTTCTCTCGTTATAATGAAACACATTTTGGAATATGTATGGATAGATGCCGTCGGGGGCGTGCGGAGCAAGACCCGGGTTGCGGCCATTGACGGGTTTACCCAGGATCGCTTCATATCCGACGCCAAACGCTGGGAGTGGTCGTTTGACGGCTCATCCACCGGGCAAGCAATCGGAACCGACAGCGACGTCATCATTCGCCCCGTTGCCGTGTATCATAATCCATTCCATTGTAACGGCGTCACGCCTTCATGGTTGGTTTTATGCGACGCGTACGACAAGGACGGCACAACGCCGCACGCCACAAATGCTCGCGTTAAGTGCGCGCAAACCGAGGCCGCGTGCTTAACCGATGAGCCCCTGTTCGGCATTGAGCAGGAATACATTATCTATGATCGCAACAAGGAGGTTCCATACCAATGGGCCAGCGTAAGTGACCCCGGGTGCGGGGGTCCGGGTCCGTATTACTGCGGTGTGGGCGGCGACCGCTGCTTCGGTCGGAAAATTGCGGACCAGCACTTGCAGGCGTGCTTGCACGCGGGCATTGCGATTTGCGGCACCAATGCGGAAGTCACTGCCTCGCAGTGGGAGTTCCAGATCGGGCCGCTGCCGGCAACCCAGGTGTCGGACCAGCTGTGGATGGCGCGTTACATCCTGCAGCGCATCACGGAAGAACACGAGTGCAGCGTGACGTTTCACCCCAAACCAATGCGCAGGTGGAACGGGTCGGGCGGACACACCAATTTTAGCACGGGGGCGATGAGGACGCCGTCAAAACATGCGATGAATGCAATCAAAAGCGCATGCACCAAATTGCAGGCAAACCATGCCGAGCACATGGCGGTGTACGGCGAAGATAATGCTGAGCGCATGACGGGACTGCACGAAACCAGCTCCATGCACGAGTGCACGTGGGGGGTCAGCGACCGCGGGCGCAGCATTCGCATTCCGCGCCACGTTGCAAATCAGGGGCACGGCTATTTAGAAGACCGGCGCCCAGCGGCCAATTTGGACCCGTACATCGTCACCGAACACATCATGCGCACTTGTTGTTTGGACGAAACGAGAGAAATTCAATAAATCAGTCTTCATAATCAAAATGCAAGCATCCGTCATCAAAAAAAATTTAAACACTACGGAAACCCTAAAAAAATATAATATCATTAGTATACAAGCATTCTATTATCATTCTATTTTATCAAATGAGCTGGGCTACTTGCTATGCCGGATCCGGATCCAACAACATCCATTTCAATTTCCCGCCGATCATGGCTGACGGGCGCAATTATGCCGACTGGCAGCCCGGCGCCGTTGTGAACGAGCGCATTAAGGAGCAAGCCGGCATTACATCAAACTCGCAATACCGCCAATATTTGACGCACAACGCCGTCCAGATCATGCAGGCCAATCAGGCAGAGGCGTGCAACCAATGCGGCAACTGCATGTACAGCACGAGCAACCCGCTTCAACCGCAGCGTAATATGCCCTTTGTGTTTACTAGCACGCTTGATAATAGCCAGCCGTTCGGCTATGAAAACAGCGATCTGAAGAATTACTACCTGTCGCGCCAACAACTGCAGGCGCGCATGATCGCGCCGGTAATTAGCCAGAGCGAGCTATTCATGCAGGGCTACCCCATGCCGAATTGAACCATTATTTGTATTTACAACACTCCCTCCATGAAAATTCGGCAACAGACCCGTCGGTCCGTGCAATCATTGTCGTCAAACCACGTCCAACAACATTTTTCTGGATCAAAAAATGAGAGATTCCTGGCCCTATTTTTTGTTCTTTTTCTGGATGATTATTTATAAGTGCATTGAAAATATCCCAGTGAGGATGAGTGGGTTCAATCCGCCCACAGCCAATTGCATGGATCAAATAACTCACATATTCTCTGCGTGCCTTCTTTGTTCTGAACATAAATTCTCCCAATGAATATCCTTGGTTTGCCATCAACCAAACTACTGCGAGTAATAATAACGCAGACTATACCTTTATATTGTATTTTACATGTGAAAAACGCGAGTATCACTTCATTTCTTTGCGGTTTCGTCCGTATTTGCAATACTGACGTTGCGAAAACCCGCGAGGGGCACGACAGTTAATGCTTTTCTTATACTTCATTGACCATTTATTAGGTCGTTGTCGTTGTCGTCGTTGTCGCGTGACTGAATGCATTTTTTATGTGGGATGTGGGGGCGATCCTATATTGATCCTACATTTATTTATTTTTATCGGTGCAAAAGCACCTAAACACATGCACCCCCAACAAGTATAAAAACACCCAAACCGCAAATACAATCAATACTCATGCCATCACCTGCAATGGCTTCATGCGATGGGATGTATGCCATCCCGACAACAGCAACAACAGCAACAACAGCAACAACAGCAACAGCAACGGCAACAACAGCAACGGCAACAACATTAAGAGTGCTCAGCATTGACGTGGGTATGAAGAACCTTGCGTATTGTTTGTTTGAATACGACCCACTTAAAATTGATGCCGGGGAAATTAAAACTACGGAGTCTATAGTACAGCTGGTGAATATCGTGGCCTGGGACACCGTGGATTTGTGCGATACAGCCGAGAAACCGGCCGTGACGGTGTGTTCCCGTGACGGTTGTAAATTTGCGGCGAGGTTCATGCACGGCGACGAGTATTATTGCATGCGACACGCGAATGCATCCGGGTATAAAATGCCACTGCCATCGCCATTAGGGACTACCAAAACCCTGAAAAAAATGACGCTTGAAGAATTGAAGGCATTTTCGGGCGAATATCTCTCTATTTCCATTCCTGAAAAGTGTGAAAAGAGTAAACTTAAACTACTACAGCATTTGACGGATGCATTGGCCGCCGAATATTTGGTTGCCGTTAGCACCAAACCGAAAGTGATTTCCGCGGCATCGCTTGATTTAATCACCATTGGGCGCAACATGCACCGACGGTTTGATGCGCTGCCGCACATTGCGACGGGCATTGACGTGGTCATCATTGAAAACCAGCTGAGCACGCTGGCCACCCGCATGAAAACGCTGCAGGGCATGATCACGCAGTACTTTATCATGCGCGGGGTGCCGGACATTCGGTTCATATCGGCCACGAACAAGTTGAAGCTGTTTTCCAAAGATGGGGAAGACAAAGACAAAGACAAAGACAAAGACAAAGACAAAGACAAAGACAAAGACAAAGACAAAGACAAAGAAGTGAAAACAGACTATGCCGACCGGAAAAAACGCAGCATAGAAATCACGCGGTCATTGTTGCCAACTGGACTTGCCCGATTTAACGCGCACAAAAAGAAAGACGATTTGGCCGACTGCTTTCTGCAAGGTGTGTGGTGGTTATGGCATACTGTATAGTATAGGGCATATGGGTTTAAATGATGGCACAGCAGGTCTTATTATATTGCGTATGATTTAAACTTAAAAGATATAAATTAAACATAAGAATATACTACGATTGAACGACGGAATATTGCGGTAATGGAAGAAGTGATTGACATTTCGGATTTGCCCAGCGTGAAAAGCGGCGGAAAATCCACTAATTTTGGCGGCGGTCTTGAGTTCCTCATGAACGATAAGGTTAAAAATGGGAGCGGCAACAAGGGCGGTGGTAACGACATTGACATTGGTGACTTGAATGCGCTGGAAGCGGAATTAAACGAATTAAGCGATGTTGCTGTGCCGTCATCCTCTGCAAGCAAGTCTGTTTTTTTCAGCGGGATTGGCGCTGGGGGCGGGTCTAGTAACAACATCAACAACAACAACAACAACAATAGCGGCAACCACAGTGTTTCATTCAAGGATGACCCAATTGAGTTGGGTGGCAGCAGCAGCAATGGCAATAGCAGTAGCAGTAGCAATGGCATCGGTTTCAATTTAGGCAGTTCAACCGCATCCGCTGTTGACGACAAAACCACATGGGATGGTTTTGGGAAATTCAACAACGTGCCGCTCAATCCGGACGCCCCCGTGACCGACGCCCAGCCACAAATGACCAAGGAAGAGCTGCTGCGCGAGAAGTTCAAATACCTGCGCAAGCTGGAGGATTTGGAGCAAAAAGGCATCACGCTCACGAAGAAGTACTCCATGGAGTCGTCATTGGCGGAAATGAAGGGCGAATACGAGACGCATCTGGAGGAGCGCGAGCGGCGCAACAGCGTGAAATTCCAGGGAAAAATGCTGATGTCCGTCATTACCGGAATTGAGTATTTGAACAACAAGTTTGACCCCTTTGACTTGAAGCTGGACGGTTGGAGCGAGCAAGTCAACGAGAACATTGACGACTACGACGAGATTTTCTCGGAGCTGCACGACAAGTACAAGTCCAAGGCCAAGATGGCGCCCGAATTGAAGCTGCTGTTCCAACTGGGCGGCAGCGCCATCATGCTGCACATGACCAACACCATGTTTAAATCGGCCATGCCGGGCATGGACGACATCATGCGCCAGAACCCGGAACTCATGCAGCAGTTCACGGCGGCTGCAGTGAATTCCATGTCGCAGAATCGCCCTGGGTTCGGCAACTTCATGGGGGATTTGATGGGCTCGGGGCCTCAAGGCCCCCAACAGCCTCCTCCTTCTCAAGCTCCAAGACAAGCGCCGCCCTACATTCCGAATCAGAGACCACCACCGCCTCCGGTTCCCACCAGCGTGCGTGACCCCAATTCGGATGCGGGGACGCCGTTCCGATCGGGTAATAACACCGCCGCGCCTCCTAGTCGTCCGGATTTGACTGCCGCGCGCAACATGGGACCCAGTGAGCCGATCACGGTATCCAAACGTCCGGATATGCGTGGTCCTACTGACATTTCCAACATTTTATCGGGCCTGAAAACCAAAACCATTCCGTTGCAACAACCTCCATCAGGACTATCCATTCCAACAATGCCGCCGGCCCAGCCGAGTGAAGACAAGACGAGCACCATCAGCATTTCCGATTTGAAGGAGCTGCAGAATGACAATCTGCCGCACAAGAGCAAGCGCCGTCAACGTTCGGATAAAAACACGGTGAGCTTAGCACTTGACATTTAGCGTAATTGCGCGAATTCGTTGATTATGTTGCATTTAAATGGATAAACAATATAAATAGATTTTGAAACATTTATTTATATTTTTATTTTAAATTTATGATGGACAAGTTTGTGATGTCATGTGATAAGGACTCAGTGTATTTGAGTCGTGATAAATCAAGCCATATGTATTTAATAGAATTCAAATCTAAAAATCCCAAAATACGAATGGATACAATGATGACATTTGATATTTACAAATTGATTTATGAACTGAACAAGGACATATTTGTAGCGTATCACATTGCATACCCGGATCCGGCGGATCCGTCGCATGCAGAGCTAATGTTCATTTTCAAGAGTGCAATGGGACTGGGCGAGAGATACACGCACGTGCACGCACACATGCCGCATTTATTGGAACCAAGAATGGAAGGACAGGGGTATGTCGTTCATATTCACAGCACAAATGTTCCTGAAAACGGACCGTCTTTACTGCGGCATTTAATTCCCAAGCGCGCGGAACAAATTGATTCGGACAATTCTAATATCACAATTCAAGTGCAGTCGGACGGACACGGTATTCAGTTTTATTACAAATTTAAGTTGCAACTGTCCAAACCGGGCGATGTCATTACCATTCCACCATTTGTGGAAAAAGCTATTGGCATCTTAATGAAAACCATATTTGTACGACTGAAACAGTTCATTGAATGCGTCGGATAATATGCGGTGCGATGCCCTTTATTTGCCGCCGCGTTTATAAAATGCTAAATAACACAGCAAGCCAATTCCCAACATGGCGCCCACAACAATTACTGGTCGGGTTTCAGACCGATTGCGGTCGGTGCATGACGTGCAAGTCATTTTTTAATTTGTATTTATATACGCGTTGATTGGATGTGTATATAAATACTTACTATTTTATTATTTAATTAATATCAGTTTATTTTCTTCGCCTGGTGGATTTTGTTGATTTTGTTGACTTTACAAAAGGCATTGTTTTTTTAGTTGACGTTCGTTTATTTTGATTATTATGTCGTTTGTGAGTTGCAATGCATTTGGAGTTTCGTTTTGTGCGCCGTCTGCCACCTACTAATACGACTGATTTGTTAATTTGGATGTTTGCAATATCACCTTGTTCAAACTTATACCTATGATTTTTAGGAAACCGGTTTTCCAACGCATAATGTATTTCTGACCCTGATAGTTTGTCGTAATATAGCTGGGCACCACGAACGCCACTGTATCCAAACCATTTCCATCTGTTATGATTGAAACTAGTCAAATCGGTCCATTGAATTTCGCGAGATTTTGGAACAGAATCATTTTGCAATGTTCCAATATTGTCAAAATATTCAATAGTAATATCATTTTTTGGATTGATTGTAAAATGTGCTCCAAGGACCAGATACCCTCCAAATAAATCAATAAATTTTTTAACTATTTTTTCACGTATGTCCGGTTGTAAAGTTCTTATACCCATTGCGTTGAAAATGTAATAAAAACTATCCCAATTCTGACAGTCGCCTTTGCATAAATTTATTATTAACGTCTTAATTTTTGCTTCAACAAATGGCTCAGTTGCAATTGAATGCACTAACTCAGCATACATATACGAAGGTTTAACGCCGCATGGTTTGCCAATCGCGTGTGTTTTAATCAAACGATCACACCCTAATCTAGAAACAACAAACTTCACAATATCATCATCTGAAATAGTATCATTAATTATTACTTCTTTTAGGTCTCTAAAATCTCTGTATGACAATAATGTTCGGCCTTCGCCGGCTGCTGTTGCTTCGGCTGCATTTGGATTTACTGCGGTTGCTTCGGCTGCATTTGGATTTACTGCTGTTGCTTCGGTTGCTGTTGTTGGGGCTTCGGCTGTTGCATTTGGATTTACTGCGGTTGCTTCGGTTGCTGTTGTTGGGGCTTCGGCTGTTGCATTTGGATTTACTGCGGTTGCTTCGGTTGCT